TCATTTCTTCAACATGTAGATAAACGAATCGACGGTTTCGCCGCCGGTGGTGGTGACGCTGACCGCTACCCGTTCATACCCCTCGCCTTCGAACGCATCGAGAGTCGACCAGTGGTTGACGAGATTAGCTGAACGGAACAGAAAACCGTTCACCCGATTGCCGCTGTTATCCAACACGATGCCCGGGTAGCCCATCTCGGCGCCCCAGCCTTCGTTAAGCAGCGATCCGCCAACGCTGCCTTCTTCCCAGCTGCCGCCGATAGCTTCCATTATGTGTGCGTTGGGTCTGCCTGGCCCCAGGGTGCCGTAAACGAATAAGCTTTGCATTTTTCATTCTGCCACTGACTGAAAGTTAGCGAACGAACATAGCACGACGCGCAGCGGCGAGCCAACGGGAGTACGGGTTACGCAGTCGAGTTTTCAAGGGAACAAGTAGGGGGAAGAAAATCAAGGGAGTAATGGCACGCCCTATAGGATTCGAACCTATGACCTACGGCTTAGAAGTTCCTAGAATCAACATTTAACACAGTAACTTACCGCATCAAACCGCGCTCACACGTCCCAAGATGCAAAAAGATGGAAAACCATATCAACAGATGTGAAAACATCCTTGTCCCATATTTGTCCCATTAGGCATTGCTAACAATTATGTCCCCCGCGTGGTTAGCTGTGACCATCCACCGGCAGTAAATGTAAAATCAACTCCTTCGTTTGCTCGAGGGTCGGGATTCTGCGTTCTTGCCCCAATCCATGGTGCGGATGTTGGCAGCCTCCAGGCCGACTTTGTGCCATTAATTCGGACATTATTCAGTAACCACACCCCTGCAGCAGCCCCTGATAAAGTGTAATTTCCCGGAACAAGTATGTCTAAAAATGAAACATCAACATTTGTCCCGGTTATATTTATGGATTGAATCCTTGTTTGGCTAAAATCTGCCCTATAGTTGTTATCTACAGTTATCCCAGACTGTATAAACCCTCCGTTTATATATGCTCTCTCGCCTACAAAATGAGGCTCTCCATTAAATGTACAATTGGTATATGTAGTCGTCTGTAATGGCTGTATGCTGAACGTATTTCTAAAAAGACAATTGTATATTTTGCATACGTTATTTATCACATTTGTAAAATTCCCTCCGTTAATTGATGAGGTCGGGTCTTCTCCAGTGAAATCGCCTGAAACCTCAACTCTATTAACGGTGCATCTTGCATTTGCTACAACCTTTAGGTTTTTTGCGTAAACAACGCCATTACTCCCACCCAAGGGCCCTGGGTCTCCTGACATTAAAACTATTGTACCCCTAGGAGACCCAAGAGTGTCTGACGATGTGTCAACAGCTCCAAAGGCATGAATATGCTCTAACGGGTTTGTTGGAACTATATCAACGCTTACGTTTCCTATGCCACCGCCCACGGATGAGAAGTATGAATTAACACGCCCAAATCCAGTCCTTGTTTCAAATGCTTTAGGGCTTGCTGGGCTCGTAGTTACAATTGTTAGCTCTTCATGAACTCGCAGCAGACGCAATTTGCTACCAACTACCATCCAAGCTTTTTCAGAGCAATCATGCGCCATAATCCCGCCAATGGTCAGGGCATTGCTCTCATCAGCGCCGGCCATATTGTCGAAAACAGAAACCTCAACTCCAAATCTTGTTATATCGCCACATCGCTCAGCTTCGATAATATCTATTTTGCTATCATAGCAGCATGCAAGATGAACGCCACGACCAATAAAACCATAAGCCTTCAATCTTCCTACTCTACTGCGAGTAAATGTCAGACGCATACCTTGTACCGATCCGGAACGAGAAACCAGATTGACAACCTCAACCGATCCATTCCAATCAATATTTCCATACGTCGAACCTGGAATGTATCTCCCTTGAGAGTCAAATCTCGCATTATCTGCTCTCACGGCCACACCAACTCCAGTGGGATCGCTAAAGAGAGTTCCATTCACATAAATAGTCAGATTTCCGACAATGTGACGAAGATTTGAAAGGTCTAGTGGCTTAGTGATATAGATGCCACTGTCAGAGTACATTGCGTTTCCGGTTTGCGTTACATTCAGCGTCAGTGTTGAGTTGCTTGCCACGCAATAATTAACTAAAGACTGCAGATTATCTGAGTAATCAACAAACGTCGTCAATAACCTATTTTGTAGTTTTATACCGTAAAGCTCTGGAGTTATGGTTGATACTTTACGTTTCCATATATACTGCGGGCTACTTCTAAATACCATTCCGCCATCGTCGGCAGTTATCGTATCAGCGACGGACTCCAAAAAACCACCACCAAACCCTGCCTCGCCAGGGTAGTAACCCTCAAGGCTAATCAGCTGTGCATTGCGTGATGGGACAATCGTTCTTAAAGTGTTTACGTCTGGGCACCGGCCAATTAATTTGAAACCATCTGGCCCAGATAGCTGCTGACGTAGCTGGTCTGGGTCATATTTCAAAACGTTTGGAAAATAAAACTGCTGCGTTCCGTAGGAGTCATAAACAGCCATGCTATGGCCTTCTACAGTAACAAATTTAGAAATCTGTCCGCTGTATACTGGATAGCCACCTGCGTTAATCATGATCGGCTGAGCCATTGGAACAAGCGATCCATCCTCGTTCTCCACATAAACCTGAATCTGGTTCTCCGGGATGGTTGGGTCAGTATCAATCTTGCCGATGTAAATCCTGCCGTTAGCTGCAGCTTTAAAAGAGCGAGCCAGCGTGAACAGTTGCGAAGGCATCGAGACGACAACGTTAGGGACGATATCGGCCATTTATTTTCTCCAGGCGTGCGGAATCCCCACAGGTCACGCCTGCGGTGGTTTTTAGGTATAAAAAAAGCCCGACTAAGTTAGCCGGGCCCTGGTGTTGGATGCTGTTACATGTAGTGAATTATTAGAATGATCATTACCCAGAATGCTAAGCAAAATGCTACGACTGCAAGCCAGGTATTACGGCGATTCCATCTCATTTTTTCCACCTTTTGTACTGCTATGCACGACACTACTAATCGGTGGGTAAATCATCAAATTGGAACTACAGATCAATAACTTGATATTGATCGGTCGTGACGATCGATTTGTGTAAGGTGTTGATAGATATAAAAGATACCATTTTGGTACTATTGTTCACCCATACAGTTAACCATATCATGCCGATCCGTCCATTGGTGAGGCAGAGCTATGGAAGATTTAGAGACGCAGTTTCATCTAAGATTGCCAAAGGAGACTCATGGCAAAGTTAAGCAGCGTGCCAAAATGAATGGACGTTCGCTCAACGCAGAGATCACGCTGATAATCGAAGAAGCGCTGGCGCAACCGCCGAAAATAACCGGCTTTCGCGACGACGCCGAGCGCCTGGCGCACGAACACGCCGAGCAGTTCAAAAAGGTTGTGGTCGAAACGTTAACCACGATATATCGGAAAGACGAATAGCCCCATGCTATGCTTAGCGAAAACATAGGAGGATTACGTGAGCGACCAGCAACAAAATGTAATCTACAAAGATATAAAAAAAGTTTTGAAATGGATTGCTTTTTCAATAATAGTTGTTTTTATTATTTCATTGGGCTGGATCACTATTGATGTCGTAAAAAATAATTTCGACAAACAGTCAAGAGAGGCGGAAATCTTTGACAAGGCGATCCCATTTGCATCATCACATACCCCATGGATTTATACTAGAGATGACTTTGGAAAAGAGAGCAAGTTAAGCCTATGGTTTATAGGTGATACCGACCAGCATGCGATCATAAAAGTTGGCGAAGATTATTCAGTATACTCCACAACTACTGACATGCACGGAAGCATAAATTTCAATCATGTGGCCGGAGAAATATGTAGCTATGCATCTGCTTACTTGAATGATGGGATGGTTGCCGGTGTTCAATGTGAAAACAAATCATATTCCGGTGGGCCGTGGAACAAGTTCAGATAAACCATTTATACACCTTAGCACTACTGTTGAGTTGCTTGGTTAGATAACAATGGCCTAATAGCCACTGCTGCCTGGTTTAAAGCTTTTTCATATGCAGGCGTTCCGGCCTTAGTGGCAGCCAGGCGCAATAACATATTGCGCACTGGCTTGCTCTCATAAACTCTGGTCATTAGGCCATAACCCGCTTCTGCGGCCAGCGATGACCCCATAGATGGAAGTGCGGCACCTATCCTGATTGGGTTTGCCAGTGACTGCCCTGTTTGCGTAACCACATTCGCAGCGTCTGCGCGAGATGTAGCCCGCAAAACATCGTGAAGGGCATCAAGTTCTTTCATATGCCTCCCGCTGAAAATTGTGCCATATATTTCGCCTCCAGACTGAGACTTCAGCTTATTAACCTCCGTGATAAATTTCGCCGGAGAATCACCTACCTTCTCAGAAATCTTGCTGATATATGCAGCACGCATAGCGTCTTTGCCCTTCTGGTCCAGAGCTCCCCATATACGCTGAATATCTGACGGCTTGCGACTATAGACAACAGAGTTTATCAGCTCAGGCGTGGCATCTCTGCTGGCCTGGTTCAGGGTGTTGGCAATCCGTTTATTAAGCACCTTATTAAATACATTGGCATAGTCGGAGTTGGCTTTCACGTATGAAACAGCATCCTGTGCACCAAGTGAATTGCCAACAGCTTTGCGAAGATCGCGACTCATTGCATTTTCTACCATATTGGTAGCCGCTTTAGCTTGATTTGGGAAGACCATTGCATCACCTTGGACGTTTGATCTAAATGCTGTCCGATGCTGTCTTAGTAGGTCAAAATCGACGTTACCGCCTTCTACTTCCCCTCTTAGGTTTTTCAGAGAGTTAAGTAGCCCTTGATTAGCTGAAGTCCCCAGCCTCTCCTGACGAGCAATGGCAGTGTTCAGCGCATTGATGGTATTGGTGGTATCAACTGGGGCGCTACCCATCTTCTGCGTGATGTTATCAATCGCCGAACCTGCAGCATCTTTCCTACTGCGAAGGGTTGAAGTAAGCGAGTTAACAACATCATCAGGGTTATACTCGCCGAATCGGTCAAAGTAGTTCCTGACGAGATTGCTACGGCTGGCATACTGCTGAGCCCTTTGTGACCCAGTTCCGAGCAACGCGCCCTCTCCGCCCTGGACAAGCCCTTTACCTAATGCACCCATTTCCCCAACAGGCCTTGCCACATCGGAAGTCATAGGGGTGAGCCCCATACTCTCAGCGCTATCGATGATCTGTCTTGCCTCGGGAGCGATCTCTCCGCGAACTGCGGTAATTCCTCGGCCAATTCCCTTTGCTGCCGCAGACAATAAACCTTGCGCTCCGAGGTTAACTGCTGCATTGGTAGCAGCATTTTGAGCAAAATCTCCTTCTTGGTTTCCGGCCTCTGCTAGCGATCCAAGTGCCATGTTGCCCGCCATCCCCAGCCCAGGAGTTAGATAGCCACCAATGGCCTCACCGGCTTGCGCATATGGATCGGTTGGGCGATCTACAGGACGGTAAACATCATCAAGAACCTTAGGCCCTCCTATCCCTTGGCTGATAGCGTTAATTAGGCTTGCACCGCCCTGCAGAACGTCGAATGGGATATTGACCAAGCCACGCGCTGCTTGCTCTGCATTATCCAGCATTGTGGGAGCATTATTTACTGGATTGGTCGGCTGAACGGCTGGTGTTTCTAGTGTCGAGCTCTGTTGTGCAGGGGTTGTTTGCCCAGCAAAGTATTCATCAATGGCGGATCCAATATCTTCAGTGCTGGTGCCATCAGGGAACGTAAACGTCTTCCCATTTGCCGTAACTTTCATCATTCCACCTTAAACTGAATGCCTGATTTAGTGGTGTGAGTTCCTGCAGGAGTTGTTGCTGCCTGTTGACTTGATGGCTGACGTTTACCGCCAACATTTACTTGGTATTGCTGATTGTAGTTGTCTGTATATTCTTGGATATCTCGCAGAGACTGTTGCATAGATGCAGGGCTTGAGTAGTCAACCTGTGGCATGCCCTGGAAGTACATTTTCGCCTCTGCAACGGTATTAATCCCGCTCGCCCCCATATCCCTTGCCGCAGCTACGCCTTGGTTCTGCATGCGACCTTGAATGCGTCTTGATGCATTATAAAGTTGTCGCTGATCTTTATTTCCTGGAAGCCTGCTCCTTAATTCAGCGTCAACAGATGGCGTCCCTGACCCACCAGTAACACCAGTCATGAAGCCAAGCTGGCTAGCATCGGCATTGGCGATCGCGTCAATATCTTTACGCATCGCGTAGTTTTGCGCGTTTGCTGCAGATGTTGGAGGGGCTGAGATTGCGCTGGCAGGCACTCGAACCATATTCCCGTTATCATCCTTGCCTTCATAGAATGCATTGGCACCTTGGCCATGCAGCTTCCCTGATACGGTTACTGTTCTCCCGTCTGATAATTGGACTGTGTTGTCGGCGTCACCACCTGGCCGCCCCCTGACTCGCAGATATGTTTGCTGCTGTTCAGGGGAAAGGCTGTTGAAGTACTGATATTCTCTTACGCTGGCTGGAACTGCGCCGCCGGCGCTGCGCATTGAGTTCTGTGCGCTAATATCCTGGCCGCGCATCGTGATGTTCTGCCCACGAATCGTATTAGCTTCGCTCGCCTGATTGCTGCGGACGGTTTCATCCAGCCTTCCTTGCTCCAGTCTGCGCCCCTGCTGCTTATCGAGCACGTCGAAATACTTATCATGCCCAAGGGAGAATAGAGCCAGATTTCCTGCAAAGTCAGAGAAGCCTTTCGGATCTTGCTGCTGCATAGCGGCTACATCTACCGGATTTAAACCAACTCGCTGCATATCAGCAGCATTATCTACGAGATATTTTCCGAACGCTGCTTGGCCTTGTGATGATGCTAATTGCGCACGAGTAGCCAGATTTCCGATGGTGTTACGCTGGTCATCGTCGATAAATCCCATGCCGTTGCGCACTGCCTCAAACTGATCAGGGAATTGCGCTGCCAGGTCACGCATTGCATTACGATCGCCAGATTTGAAAGCATTGGCATATTGCTGCTGAAACGCTTGCTGGCGTTGCTGTTGCTGTTGCTGGTTGTAAATATCAGCGACACCTGACAGCCCGCGCAAACCGGTAAGAGCAACATTGTTCGCGCCGGAGCGTGCAAGCTCGTTGTTGTCTCGTATCAGGCCTAGCGTAGTGTTGATATCGCTTGCTTGTGGCGCGTTGATATTTTGACGGCCAATGCCAGCCAGCAACCCGCCGCCATTACTTTCTTGCCATGTAGCCATTAGAATCCAAGCCCCCCTAGCAACCCTAAACCGCCGCCGATAGCCGCACCCCACGGAGTGGATGAACCAATCAATTTGGCAATGCCTCCGCCAAGCAATGCACCAGAAGCGCCGCCGCTAATTCCTTGCTGGAACGACGATGGTCTATTACCGGCTGCTGCAGCCAATCCAGCACCTTGCATGGATAGCTGGCCTGCACTATTAGCGAAGTTCTGACCAGCGTTCGCTTGTCCCTGCAGCGCGCCAAGACCAATGTTTGCCAGATTGTTGTAGTTGTTCATCTGGCCTGAAAGCCAGTTTTGCCCCAGCGTAGGAGCGATTGTCGCCAATCCGTTGCTGGTAGCGGTGCTGCCAAGTCCGCCAGTTGCTTCCGCTGATGCCAGTTGCTGGTATCGCGCCTGATTGGCAAGGTCTTTGTATTGGCCGGAGTTGTAATAATCGTTCAACGCTGATTGCTGGCCACCGAGCGTCGAAAGGTTTTGCAGCTGACCGATATATTGCTGAGCCAGTGGAGTGAATGGCGCCAGATTGCCCATGATGCGCTCAAACTGCTGATTTTGCAGGTCAGCGGCGTATTTCGTTGCATCCGCTGCAGCGCCAGCGCCGCCATCGCCACCACCACCTTTGCCGCCCTTTTCAGCATGCACGGGTTCTTCCCGCAACATGTATTTGCGGTTGAATTTCATTGCAAAATGCATAGCGTGATTCCTATTTATATATGGTCAATGCCATTTAGGTTCTTGGCTAATCTGACTGCTAAATCAGCCTGCTCCGCCGTATCATGATATCCCAGACTCACTCTCTTCTTATCTTTCCAAAAGAAGGCCCAGTACTTTTTCCTATCCTTGTAGTAATAAACACCTTTAAAGCCAGTGCTATTATCAGACCTTAATTTTGTGTTAAAAGCATTAATGCTTCGCGAAACTACTCTTAGGTTTCGTATTGCGTTATTTGTACGGCATCTATCAATATGGTCAATTTCACCATCTGGAAGTTCACCATAGTAGTATAGCCATGCAAGCCGATGAGCGGTGATTAGCTTTCCTGCTACGCGTATTGCTATGTATCCATTTGACGGAATGACGTACTTGCACTCATCACCCTTTTTTCGTCCGCCAGTAGAAACCTTCCAGGTAAATAATCCAGAGTCAATATTATAGTCAAGTAGGCCTTTTAAGACTTCCTGCGTTACTGCATGATTCTTCTTCATGTAATGACCCCAGTATTTCTTCTTTTGTTGCGGAATATATTACCACATCGTCAGTTCCGCAGAAATACTTTGGTATAACACCAACTCTTTTTAGCCCTATGAGGGTGCAATACATCTGACCATACCTAAACTTATTAGATGCAAATGATGTAATACACATTGCATTTGTATTTTTAAGTAAGAATGAAAGAAATCCTTTCCCTATAGCAACGCTCTTCTTTCTTACTTCTTTTAAAAGCATTGCATGGCAGTCATAAGACATCGGCTGGACTTCTTCGGTGTAAATTATCCCACCAAATACTCCATCGCAATGGACTTCGAAGTATATCTTCTCTCTATTCCACCAAAATCTCTGACCGTTATTGCTCCCTGCGATGATGTCGGGATGGTTGCCGACAGCCTCAATCAGATCGATGTTCCGCGTTGGTTTGAATTCAATCATTAGTTAATCAACCCGTGAGCCCTCAGGTCATCCTCTAACGCCTTAATGCGCTGGCGAGCCTGAGTGAGTGAGTTGGCGATCTGCTGTATCTGTACGATGTCCAGAATGCCAATCGTCCACGCCTGGTTAGCGTCGAATGTCCCGCGATACGCAGTGCCGGTTGCTGCCGTCCACCCTGTTCGTTGCGCTCCCACAACCTGAATGCCTGCCACTTTGTATGAAGCGGCATTAACGCTGCCGCCGACTTGCAGCTTGTCAGTGGTTGGCGTTGCAATGTTGCCTACGAGGAACGAACCGCCAGATGCCTGAACCGATTGGCTCGTTGAGACGGCTTTGGATACATAGTTGGTTTCGATGGTTGAAACCTTTCCCTGCAGAGTGGTTATATTGCCTTCCGCCGTGGTAACTCGCGTTGTCAGCGTGGCAACATTGCTCTGTAGTCCGGTTATTGCGCTTTCTGCGGTGACCATTCTCACAGTGAGAGCGGAGATGTCGGTCGTGTTCTGGGTGATGCGCGTTTCGTGATCTGCCAGTTCTGCTTCGTTGGCCGTAATACGCGTTTCGTGGTCTGCTAACTCTGCTTCTGCGGCTGTGATTCGCGCCTCATGATCAGCCAGGGTCGCTTCAGCAGCTGTGATGCGCTGCTCATGGTTGATGAGCGTTTGCTCTGCAGCCTCAATCCTGGTTTCGTGGTCTGCCAGCACCAAATCCTGCTCATCGTTCTTCTTCTGCGCATCCCACGCCCCCTGCCCAGCCTCGTTTGCCTTTCCTGCTACGTTACCCAGGTCTGTTCCTTGTTGAATAACGTAAAGCAGGTAAGGCTGAGAGAAGATGTTGCGAGGTAGGAGAGTGGCATCGATGCGCGTAGCCTGGATGATTACCGGTTCTTTCAATCCATCATCAGCCATTATTCAATCCTCAATGAGCAGTCCGATAGAGTTACCGGCGAGCGGGTAATCACGCGCACCTTGAAGCCAATATTTTTTCTGACGCGCCCAACACGACGCCAGATAGCTCGCTTGTCGTAGATGAATGGCGCATTGTAATCAACCATTTGCTCTCGACCGTAGCTAGAGCCATCAACCGTTGCAGAGATGAATAGGCGTTCAGCCCACTGAGATACGCCAGTTGCTGACTCGAGCTCAAAGTCGAACACTCTGGCGTTATCGGCCTTAAACATCGGTGTGAACAGCAGATGCTCTGATTGCTTGTCGTATTGAGCGGATGAGTCGAATTTAAGCGCGCCGGTGACGGCCTCTAACTTGTCCCCCACCGTTACTTGATTACCTTCGAACACATAATCAATGGCGCGATGAACGTCATCGAATAGGCCAGTTTTCAGAATGCACCACTGCGGGCCGCTTTGGCTGGCAGTGGCGTCATAGCACAGAACATGGCGAGGAAGGTGGGCGATCAGCAGTTCGTGGCTATCAAACCGAATTGACTCCAGCACGCCAGTAGCTAGCTCATCTGCGGTGTAGCTACGCAGCACTTTCTCCACTGTTGCGGTGGCGATCTGCGAAGCCTGACCGTTGTTGATCAAATAGATGGATGGCGCGCCGGTAGACTGATGGCTGATGAACGCGAACGAGTCCATGAACTCGGCCTTGCAGTAAGTACCAGCAATTCCCTTCTGCACCATTAGTGATGGCTGGGCGACATAAATCGCGGCGGATGCGTCTGCCGCTCCAGTGAGAGAGAAATACTCAATAGTGCTGCTACCGAACATCACCACGAAATCGCGCCACACTCCACACCCTATAATGCCATCTGGCTGGCTCTCTGCCGTATAGAACGGCCGGAATCGGTCAGGGCGTGATTCGTCCTCAAGGTCTGTTACGCCGAAGGTTTGAGTGCCATCCTTAACCCATACATAGCGGCCGCGCGCCCGGCAGATATCTCTGACACTACCGATATCGTATTGAGCAAAGTCAGTTCCGCCTACGTTTGGCGGCCAGTTTTGCAGTGTCTTGTTCGTGCCGTCGTAACGATAAAGCGTCATAACTCCATTCGCCGCTACCGCCTGACTTGTAGCGCTATGCGCCATGCTTACGCGCTGACCTCCAGAAACATTCCCGCGCTCTGAGCTTCCTTTGTAAATCTTCTCTCCTGCTACGCGATAAGGAATGTTTTCTACTGTGTTGTACTCCACGCCGCGAGATGCCCCAGAAACGTCTGAGCGCTTCGCTACGCCAGGGAAAGAACGAAGATACCCAGATGCATTAAGAACTTCTTTCGGAGTAGCCAGCATGTTCACGGGCAGCAAATCGACGTAATCAGCATTGCGGTAGTCTTTGCCAAGGCCTTTGGCTAATGGCAGCTTTTGGATTGGCATGTTTCACCTACTGATTTGGGATGTCGCCATCAATCGGCGGAAGATCGCCTGGGTAATATCGGTCGATGGTAAACACATCGTATTTGTTGCCCTGCCCAAGCGGGAAATCTCCGCGACGGCGCATCGACGGAACAACGAGCGTGTCAGTCAGCAGCGCGTCATATGAGCGCTGGGCATTGGTCAGAACTTGAGGCGATGGCTCTACGCCATAATCAGACAACATGCGGAGGATTAGCTGATAGCCAACTGCATGCTTGTATTTGCGCGGCAGTCCAGAGTCATCGTCTGGTAACGGCTCCTCGCCATCCGCCGCGAACAAATAACCGACGCTTCCAGGATTGATCATCCATTCAGCCATCATGTCTTCGAGGTCATGAATAGCATCCTCGACAGATTGAGGCTCTACATCAGTTAGAGTTGCGTTTGAAGCTACTGCGGGTTTTCTGAGAGCGAATAAGACGATCTCACCCTTTGTCAGAGTCGTTGCCATTGTCAGCCGCCTTGCGCCCACGTTTAACAACCGGCTTGATGTCGTCAACGGAAGCCACAAAGCCGAGCTTTTCGTAAATTGGGAAGTCTTTCTCTGCGATTACAGCCTGAACATGGCCAGCCTCGTTATCGGCAGCCATAAAGATGCTCATGCGATCCATTTCGCCTCCAAAAAAATAAAGGGGCCGAAGCCCCTCTTGATTACGGATTGCCGAAGAACTGGCCGCCCATGTGTGGGTTGAAACACACGTAGGCTGGCAGCAGGTCGAAACGCATTTTCTGCACGTTAGCGTCGCCGTCCGAGTATTTGTGTACGCGGATAGAGAAGCCTTCGTAAGTTGCGACTGCAGAGTCAATGCTGTTCAGTTTTGGCAGAGGAATGGTGCCAAGGCCGCAGAAGAACTTGTTGTAGAACAGGTTCGGCTTCATGGTCTGGCTTGCAGTGCCGATTACAGTCACCGCGTCACCCGCCGCAACCTGACGGTTAACGGCGTTGTATTGCGGATTGGTGGTATCGTAAATCGGCACACCTGACAGAGTAACAGTCACCGCGCCGCCGGCGGTGGAGTTCGCGTCGGCCAGAACGGTTGCAGTGAAGCTGATAGGTGCAGAGCCGTTATAAAGCACTTGCTTGCTCTGCTGCTGCAGCCAGTAGGTGTTGGTGAACTTAATCTGGTCGCCAGCTTTCAGGAAGCCGGTTACAGATGCGGTTGCACCGGTCAAAGTAACCTGGAACTGATAGGTATCTTTCACCGCGTTATAGGTCACGGTTGGAGCTGTTTGCACCGTCAGTGTGCCACCGAAGGCCCCTTGAGAGCGAGATGCCAGGCCATTAGACATCAGCGCGCGGATGCCGCCAAAGTTAGTGGAGATCTGCGCATTTTCCCAGGCGGTGCGAACCAGTTGGTCGGCAGCGTGCAGACCAGATTGCGCGTCGGCCAGGCGCTGAGCTGACCACGGATCCATTACCGCATAGTTCTCACCCTCAACGACGCCCAAATCCTTCAGGAAGGATGCGGTTTGAGCCACGTCCGACCATTTGTTGATCGGGGTGTTGGGACTACCCAGAGCCAGTGCGCCATTGTTCATCATGAACTTGGCCAGTTCGGTCTCCAGGTCAGTTACGATGCGCTGGCGAACCGGAGCCAGAATTTCATCCAACTGGTTCAGCTTGATCGCTTCTTCCAGTTGCTGATACTCAACGGCAACGGTGATGTAGTTGCCTACGCGGCCAGTTGCCTTACCGGAGATCAGGTTGTTCTTCGATTGACCGGAGATGTCACCGGTAGGTGTGCGCAGCGATGAAAACTGATGAGGACGTTTGAAGCTTACGCTATCGCCGGTATTGGAGTTGATTTCTCCAGCCAGCAATTGACGGTCTACGGTTTTTGCCAATACCAGGTCGGACATGAAACCCGGCAGGAATTTTTTCAGGACGATTTGACTGACGTTACTGTTTAAATCATTGGTAGCCATTTAGCTGTTCCTTATTCGATTTTAGCGCCGGGGCAGAGTTTGTTGAAATCATCTTGTTTCGCATCAGCGCCGCCACCACGAACCTCCGGCTCTGGCTTGATGGCTTTCTTTGGCTTCGGTGCCAACTTCACTTGCTGGCTAATCTGGCCTAAGAGGAATGCCGCGCGAATTGGGTCTGTCTCAGCGGCTACACGCTGGCGTAGTTGTTGGTTCTTGCCCAGTGCATAAGCAACGAGCTCAGAACCTTCGTCGGCGGCATGAATCAGGATTTCCTGTTGGATAACCGGAATCTCCTGGCGAACGATGTCTTCCATCTCGCGATAGTCTTTCACCGGAAGCCTTGATGCTCGCTCCTGATGCTTCGTAAGGCGTTCTGTTAGTCGTTGCTGCAATTCTTGCTGCTGACGTTGTTGCTGTTGTTTAACCTGCTCAGCACGGCCCTTCTTCTCATGCCAATCAGTCATCGCCTGCTCAAACGCTGCTTCGTCGTACTCACACGACTCCAAGGTCGGCTTTGGAGGAATAACGTCTGATTGTGGTTGCTGCGCTTCTGCTGGCTTGGATTGAATCTGCTCAAGCTGGCGGCGTAGCTCCCGGTTTTCTTTCTGTGTTTCTTTGAAGCCCTTGCGAAGCTCTTTCACCCACTGAGGAGCTGGCTGCCCATCAATGTGATCGTCTTCTTCAGGGTTGAGGCTAATTTCTTCATCACCGATTTGCAGTGAGTAATCCTCTGGCTGCTCTTCGGGCTGTTCACTTTCGGCCTTTTTCTCTTTCTGCTCTGGCTCTTCCTGTGATTTATCCTCAGGATTTTCCTTTGCTTCAGTGATTACTTCTTCGGCTTCTTCCTGTTTTTCAGACAGGTCAATAACCTGACCGTCGATGATCAGTTCGCTTTCCATTGATTACTCCTGGTTAACTCGGCATTGAGTCTGCCGGTGACTGTGGTGATGTGGGGATTTGTTCTTGCTGGGATTTAAGAAGGTCGTTCAGGAGCTGAATAGCATCCATCACCCCTTTCTTGTTTATGTTCTGCGCCTGGGAAAGCCTGTATACAACGTTAGCCTGACTTTCTTTGGCGTTTTGCTGTGCGGTGAATGCCTTAATAACCGTTTCTCTGGCTGCGTTATCCGCCTTCTTGTTCTCAGCGACTGCAGCACCCATCTGAGCCTGTGCCATAACCATTTCAGGGTTAGGTTGGCTCTGAGCTGCCATCTGCGCCTGCTGGACGATCTGCTGCTCTTCCTGATTTCGCGGTTTAGCGATACCAGAGGTCAGAAGCTGCTTGCGGTTGAACTCTTTGAAGTCTTCCAGCCCTTCTCCGTCCAGGTTATCCATGATGATTCCTTGGATAGCTGGTCGAAGCGGATCGGTTGGCAACATGGAGTTGAGAACGTTTGTCAGCACGGAAACCGTGGCATCACGTCTTGCCGTATAACTTGGTCCGACATCAACGGTAACGTCATAGCGCCCCGTAGATAGGTCATTCAGCGCAACCACTCGGCCAGTCTGGCGATCAACAACCTGCGCGTTCATTAGCGCAATGTCATCGGTGCCGTCTTCGTTAACCACGCGAACTTCACGCTCTGAGCCGTAAACCTCTCGCGCCATAGACAGCCAGACTTCACCGGCACGCTTTAGGCTCTTTGCCATGTTGTCCAGGTAGATAAACGATGCCATGTCGGCACGGTTCATCAGGTTATTAACAGTTTCCTGGGCTACGTTGCTCGGCATTTGCTGCATTGCCTGGCTTCCGCCGGTCACTTCCTGAATGTCAGCGCTGGTCTGCTGCAGCAGCGCTGCCAATGCCTGGTTCATCACTGCTGGTTGCGTATAACCTGCTGGCGTAGCACCGGCGACAATGTTTCCTGCCTTATCCTTTACCTCGCGCAGAGGAAGGAACGCAGGGCGCTTCTTGTTGCGCGCTTCCCAGTGTTTTTCGAGCCCTCTGATTTGCTCCATGCCGACGATAGGAATCTGCCCTGGGTCTTGCGCTGCCGTATCAGCCAGCATCGAAACCTGCAGGTTATAGAGTCGCTGCGGGTCCATCGCCTTGGCTATGTGGCCTTCAACGCGCTCAATGTCGTCGATAAACCAACGCTTGCCATATACCGGAATAAGCGGGATATGCTCACCAGGAATGCGGCGCGGCTTCTCAAGGAAGTTCTGCCCGTCAACCACTGACACATAGACGCGACGACGCTTCACCGAACGGCGTGCTACCTCTACGAACCCAGCCTCGGAAAGCTCATCCTCGATATCTTCGATTTGGTCGCTATCGTAGGTAGCAATTTCACCAGTCAGTGGCTGCTTGTAGCTGATTACATCTACCGATTCCTTGCGCACTTCGTAATACTTGGCGATATAAACGACTTCTGGCTCGAACCAGTCAAACTCCCAAGAGGAGATCGTCGTTACATCGAGTGACGCAGGCGGAGTCTTGCCGTATTCAGCTTCGTACTTCTCTGGTGATAGCGAGTACATGCAGAACGCCCACAGCGCATCTGACTTGTCGTACTTCTTCGCGTCAGGGTCAAACCACACCGAGCGCGATGGGTCGTATACCGGCTCAATGGCAATGCGCTGGCGCTCGTCCATTGGGTCATATTCATTGACCAGCATCGATGTCAGGCGGAAACAGCCAAAACCACCGGTAGCTGCATCATCAAATGCGTTATCGCAAGCCTCGCCGCCATCTGTTTCTTCGTAGTCCGCGCGAAACAGTCCATTCAGCTTGTTGGCCAGCTCTTCGCTTGCCTCGCGATCGCCAGGGCGAAACTTCACAGTGATGCGGTTGTTCCGATACTCGGCAATGATGCGGTTAAGCTCAGTGGCCACCTTGTTGATTTCGAACTTCGGGTATTTCTCAAACTGGTCGTCAAGCTTGGTTCCCGCTGCTGTTGCTCCTTCCCATTGACCGCCAGGGACACGAGCGAATCGCGTAGCTTCGATGCACTTCTCGCGCACGTCTTGCTGCGGCGTATAGGCGCGGTCAAACCTGAGCATGACGCGCTCATGTTTTTTCTCTAATGTCTCTGCCATGTTTACCAACCGGAGGATGAGGGAACGTAGATTTCCGTTTCTTCTGGCGCCATCGCCGGACAATGCATGCACATCATCAGGGCGTCAGCCAGGTTAGGTGATGGGATGCCGAGCTTTTGCTTCATGTCTACCTTCGTCATAAGCTCAAGCTTTCCGTTGCCATTGAATTTGCGCTGTATCTGCGTGAGTTCAGCGAATGCCTTCTCAAGCATCTTTTCACCGATAGCTTCCTTGTCGAAGCTCAGCATGCTGTCAGGGTCTGCGTAATCACCGTGTACAACGGCTCGGTACGTCAGATAGAGCCTGTCAGCCAGGGTGTAGTAGAACTGAGCACGCTTGTTGCGGAACACGTCACCGATTGTGCGGATATTATCGCCCTGAACCACTTCATCAGCCCATGCCCCGGATTGGTACGGAGCATCCTCATCGAACGGTGATTCGCTCCCCTTGAACATGGTTGCGGTGATCTTCTTCCCGGCGAATGAGTCAGTAACCTGACGACGTAGGCCAGCGCCTAGGCCGTCACCATCCCAGAGGAAGTGATCTGCGCCGTCGTTAATCGCTAGACCGGTTGCCCAATCCGCACCTTCGTTAACATCGACCTGTTCAGGAGGCTCAGCTATACGCTTCACCACGGATCCATGACGCATGGCATAGCCTTTGGCGTCCGGACCGGTATCTGACGGGTCGTGAGATGCAACTACTGCCCCTCGCGCTTTCCACCCAAGCTTCTTGTGCGCGTCGGTGGCCGCTTCCAGCCACTCACGCTTGATGATTGCCATATCGCTTGCGCTTACCGGCTCACCGAGCCAGATATGACGATATAGAGTAGGGTTGCGCCGTTTGCACTCTTCCATCTCCAGACGGAGAACTTCGGGGAAGTGCGGATTGTCGGTGTAGTTAACCGTCAGCAGACAAATGTCATCGGGATGGTCGACAACGAAGCGCTGATAGGTATCGTCGAGAATATTTTTCGGGTTGAAGCTGACCCATATTTCAGAGTTTGGCTTTCGGATAGTTGGAATCAGAATATCCCATGATTCTTTCGTTACTGCCTCGGCCTCTTCTACCCAACAGATGTCGATTCCTTCGAGGGATTTAATCTTTGTCGGGTTGTTCTTGATGCCGTAGAACATGAATTCAGCATTGGTGGCAAGATGGCGAATCATCGAGCGCTGAATCTCAAACTCAGCTGCATATCCTTCCCGCTCGATTGTGTCTTCAAGCAACCGGATCACAGAGTCACTGATGCTGTTCTGCAACTCGCGAGCGCACAGGATCCGCACTGGCTGACGCCTTGCTGACTCGACAAGCAAACGAGCCATCGCCCACGACTTTCCGCTACCTCGACCGCCCTTAGCGACCTTATAGCGATGCGCATTAATGAACGGTTGGAAGATAGGGTTAATCGTTGTCATTTGCCGAATAGAGTGCTCATTGGTGATGTTTCAATCTGGATAGCGCCACCGCCCGGGCCGGTATGCTCGATGATTTGCTTATCAAGCCCAGTTAATTTTGCTTTGCCGAGGGTTGCGGCTACTGCGGCTGAAGACTGCGGCGTTTCAGCGGTTAAGGCTGCCTGCCGAGCCTCTTCGAGCTCTGCCAAGAGCGAGTCAACTGTCACGCTGTGCCGCTCTTTAATCTCGCCCCTCAGTTCTGCCACCCTTAGGGCGATCTTAGGGTTATCGAGTAATTTGCTGGCTTGTACGTGTATAGCATCTGGCTTCATGTTTTCGGCGGCATACGATGACCGGTACGCCTCCGATGCGTTACCAGTTTCGATGTATGCCTGACAAAAAGCCTCTTGCTTAATTGTCAGTGTCATTCTTACGCCTTGGTGAATGCCTGAGCGTACTCAACCATACGGCCAGGGGTTAACTGGATAACGCTCATATCACCCAATGGCAGGAAGCCAGCGGCGATCTTCGCGTTGCACTTAATGGTGAAGTCGGCACGGTCAGAGCTAACTACGATGTCGTAGTCAGTTGCCGTGGTGCCACCGGCGGCGACAACCTGGAAATACTCGGTCTTGGTAGGAGTGGAATGAACGCCAACCAGACCGCCCTGCGGGAAGCGCGATGCAGCGATATGCGACTTCACTACTGGAATCAGGTTTGCTACCGAACCGGCGGTTGCTGTCTGCATGGATGTGATTGCCATTACTTAGCCCCTTTCTTTGGTTTCTTCAATTTAATCAGGCCACTCAAATTTGAGGCGCACCTTAACCGAACAGTCCGAGCGCTTCTTCTGCCATCTTGATGGCCTTATCTACACGACCTACGACGCCTGGCTCTGTTTGCACGCGTGTATAGGCATCTTTGAACAGCTCGTACTTGAGCTTGTTGCCGCCGATGAAGGTGATTGCCTTCTCACCTGCAGCGGTATCGCTCTGAACCAGTTTGAACACTTCGAGGTTCATTGCCTGCTCTTCGGTCATTTCTGTAATTGCCATGATTGGCTCCAGTTGTTTGGTAAAAGCCATTATCGAAGCCACTCAGTGAATGGCTTCTGTAATCGCTCAATCGAGCTCAGAAAGACGCTGCTTGAGCAGGTAGCCTTCGAGTAGCCAGATTTTGTTTACTGCATTCTGACGCGCAATCTTACGGCCAATTTCGGCGTCGAAGTTCTCTGGGCTGGCGCATGCGCTTTCTCCAGTGACCGTGAAGCCATTTTCCAACACCAGTACACAGAACGTCAGAAGCTTGAGCTGATCAAAGTCGTCTCGCTCAATATGCTCATCACACTTGGTGTTAATGCTTGCCCCGAGACGTCCATCAGCAGCAGTAAAATAGCTCTCACTTGTGATGATGTTTTCTATGCGGCTAGGCGTCACTCGCGGCGCGGTTTTCCCTTTGGCTTTGATTTCTTTTTCAATTTCTTGGTCGTTCATAATATTGACCTTTTGGTTGGTTGAAGTTATCGCAGCATCAGCCACACCTCGCGGAGTTGCCTCGCCACTTCCGTCTTTCCGGCTGCCAAGACGTGATCACCTCCTGCTAGGTAACACAGTCTTATTCCTTGTCGGGGGAATTCATTTCGCTAAGCAAACTTGATTGATGTAATCCTGCAATCCGGAGATCTGCTTATTGGCTATTTCGATTCGCTCTCTGAGGGTGAAATAATCCCGTTGAGCGGATTCAGTAAGTCGGGGGCTGGTTGCATCATCCATGCCGGAGGGCTTGGCGGATTGGCATGAGGCTGAGACGCGCAGCTTGCGAGCGCCAGTGGCAACATCACGCTGCAAATCAGCAATCTTGCTTTTCGCATCTTCAAGCTCCTGCGTTCTCTGCAGATCGATATCAGATACTGCTTTCTGTGTTTTGTTCTGCCACTCGAGCTGGCCAGATAGCTGCTGCCTTTCTTTCTGCAGTGCTTCTTTGTCATGGCGCAGTGCCTGGTTGCTAATAGCGAAGTAAGCCAGGAGTCCAAGCACTAATGCGATAATGGCAGCTTGCCAGTGCTTAAGCGGCCAAGTCATGACAGAAACAGCGAGCGTTCCCGCTGCCTGCGCGGAAGGAGGATTTCTGGGTCGTTTCCTGCTCGTTTCCATGCCAGGAACTGATCTGCAGCACCGGCATAATCGCCAGCCTTAAGCTTGCGTAGCAATGTCGAGCCGTTGAATGCTGATGCGCCGATGTTGAACACGAGACTACAAAGAGCGTCGTATTGATTCTGGTTCAGCGTGACATTTGCTGAGTTGATAGCTCTCTCAGTCCACTGCAGGTCAAAACGCAGTAGGTCGGATGATTTCTCTTTCGAGATAGTCATACCAATTGCAACAGGTTTACCATCAACCAACCCAGTATGACCGACGCCAATGGTGGGGATCCCGCGTGTATCTTTGTAAGCTGAGAGCTTTTCACTCTCTTGGCGCCTCAGGAAGTCGATACCGTTATTGCTGATTTTCATCACTAGCACCTACTCGCTTGCTGATAGCGCTGATGGCGATATTGCGGAGCTTTTCAACGCCGATGAATCCAACCATGCCACCAATAAAAGGAGACATGCTTACCGGCAATCCGAATACGTCCAGAGCACTGGAGATACAAAGAGAAAGGGCGCCACATAGGACGCCCTCAATCCAGCGATTCTTTCGCTCTACACCATCGTAAATTAATCGGCCATAGCAAATTAACCCGGCCATCATTGAACCAAGAATTTGCGGCCATGCGTTTTTAAGGCCGTTCAGAACGTCGACCCAGAATCCTGCATCGCGTTCATTCATTTGACGATCCTGCATACTCTAGCCCCTACACTCTCCCCGCCGAGCGAGTCAACGAATGCACGGTCGTTATCACAGAGAACGCGGAGAGCGCCGATTTGAGCGCCCCATGCATCCTTCTTCCACAGTTCAACAGTGGAGATAACTTCATCATCGGTCTTTGCGCTTGCGAGGCCATATGAAACGACAGATCGCGGGTACGCGTAGGCCGCCGAGTTAATCCTCGAATTAACCTCTGCAGCGAGATAAGAAAGGAGAATTAAGCCCAGCAACCAAGGAGACGAACTCACGAAACCAGCCCGGACGAGCTCAGGTAATTTGAGCATGGTGGGTTCCTTACATTGCTATGCTGTAGTAAAAGGCCATTTGTAAGGCCCACAAATGAAAAAAGGCCGCTCGGAGGCAGCCTTTGAAATTGGGTTGGCAGACTATGTACACACTTGTCACACCATACCCTGTTATTATGGGTAAATAGGTAAAACAAAGTCAAGCATTATCTATGCAACATGCTTAATTTTCTCTACACGTTTGCGACTGTTGAACGCATTTACCATCGGAGCATAGAGCATATACAAGCTCGCCTTGAGGATTTCAGCCACTTCTTTCCGGCATGTTTCCTCTGACGGCTTGCGCCACCCTTCCCCTAATCGACCGCGGTTAATCTTGCGGGGCTTTGCGGTCGCGTGATAGTAAGATGCAATGGCTCGCTTAGAAGAACCATGAGCGTAGTAGCTGAGTAGGATTCCAAATGCCTTCTTGTCGATAAACATGACGGAATCTACGACCTGAGAAATCAACATTCCGTCATCGTCATTGCACATTGGCCTACTTGGATTCTTGCTTGGCTCTACGCTTTCCATGAACTTGGCGATCATGTTGCTCATGCGTCGCTCGAGTCGTCCGGAGTAAACCCATGCGCCAAATAGCTGCATCCAGCCGTCAATCCAGTCGTGTTGCTCTTTTGTGAGTTCAAGAGTTCTTACGCTCATCGATATCTCCCAGTTTCTATGCTCTCAAGAAATCGATCTGCCTCAATAAGTGCATTGCACTTCCAGGCGATTCGGCTTGATTTGATGAATCTAATTGAAGGGTGAAAAATTAGCTTTTCGAGGATTTGAAGTGCGGTTCTGTTGTGAGATGGCTTAATCATCTAGCCCCTCAGTCTTGACCGTTCCGTGCCGGTCTTGTTTTGTGGTGAACAACGTATGCATTCCTCGCCGGTCGATTATCCTGACGACCATGTTCCCGCCCGGGCGTTGAACCACTCCATGACATCTGCCGGTGAGCGCGCGGAGAAATCTCGCCTCTTCGATTGCTGCAGGTATGCTTGTGAACATCAGGCTGCCTCCCCGGTTTTTCTTCCATGATTCGGATGAAATCCGTATTTAACATTTGCATCGCTTCTGGCTTTGATTGCCTCTGATAGATCTGAAAACACTCCGAGATGAATGCGTTTATTGCCAAACTTTATATGAGCAATAAATTTCCCTGTCCTACTATCTACAGACACGCCTAGGTGGCCTGAGGATGTGCGGCAGCGCAGTTTTTGATTTCTTTGGTTTTCTGATCTGGTTACAGATCGAAGATTTGAGAGTTTATTGTTCGTTCTGCATCCATCGATGTGATCGATATACTGCGGCCACTCTCCTTTCGAAATCAGCCATGCGAGTCGGTGAGAGTAATATTTCTTGTTATCAATCGAGATTCGAAGATACCCAGTGGAGCCAATAATTCCAGTTTTGCTACCTGCGTATCGGTTATTCCACCTAGCCTGATAGCTCATATCTTTGAAGTGATTAGCTGGTCTGTTTTTCCAGATAAAATCACCAGTCAGCGGATGATAATCTAAGCACTCACTAAGATATTTTGCAGTTAGACGTTCATTTTTCACGCGGCCTCCAGATGTCGCTTGCGGAGTTTTTCGTAATGCTTCGCCCGGCGCGTGAAGATTGACTTCACTCGCTGTAGGTAAGCGATATCGAATTTCCGTGGTGTGTTGTCGTGCTCGATTCGCGCAACGCGGTACGCGCCAATCTTCTCAATGAGGTTTATTCGGTATGGGATCAGGTTTCCTGATAGGTCTCGGTTGCAATGGACGCACCCGGCGTGATTGTTGAATACGTTGAAGCGAAGATGTGGCGCTGCTCCCCTGGAGCGATAGTGACTGGCATCAACTGCGCCGCCCCTTACGCCATAATTAAGCGGCCTGCCACATGCGATGCATGGCTTCCCATAGTCTCGCCAAAATACAAAGCGATTTACCGCTGCCTGCGCCTCTCTGTTCCATTCTGATTTTGTCTTTAACCTTTCCCTTCTCTGCCTCAGCTCATCGCGCTGTAGACGCTCATGCTTGCGTTTTTCGCGCAAAGCAATCTCTTCATCACGCTTCTTGTTGAAGGCAATGGCGCATTTGTAGTTATGGCAGACTTTTTGAAGGGAGCTCCTTGGGAGGTATTCAGTGGAGCAGATGGGGCATTTCTTCGACTTCGGCGGCTTGATGCCATTAGCCATCATCCTCCTCCCCCATCACTGACTCGATGAACCTGCGTTGCTCTTGGTCGCAGGACTCGCACACATACACCTCTTCGGTTTGCAATTCCTTACCGCAATCAGCGCAGATCATCGCACGCACCTCATCAGCAGAAACAGAACGGCATTACCCGGCCATGCGAGACTTAGTAGCAGCATCTTTGTGGTTGATAGGGTTGGCTCGTATTTGCAGAAGAACTCGAAGCTGCGGCCAGCGATGAAGCAGTAAGCACAAAGTGATAATGCGAAAAGAATTGTAATCATGATAACCCCATCATTTTAATTACAGCCTTACCACGTGGATAAATTCTTCTCATAAGCTTTACGCGATTTTCGCGAAGAATTTTCCGATGCTGTTTGTTTGGGCGATTTTTGATGTTATTAGCTTGTCGATAGTGGTGAGCATCAATTTCTTGTTTGTATGCGGTATATAAATCACTCAAGTCAGTCATGGCTTTCTCCGCTTATTTAAGTTTCTTAGCTTTGACGGTGTAGTCGTACGCCCTGCCCAACTCGGTATAAGAGTTTTTCTTTTTGGCCTCTGCGTCCGCTGCCTCTTTGGTGCTAAATATGTCGATTAGCTCTGGTTGATATCGGCCAGACCGGTGGGTTTTATACAATGGGTAAACTTTTACATGATTACTCATGGCTTCCTCCGTGCGCGACGACGCAGCCACATGCTATCGGCTAAGGTCGCGGTGTAATTGAATGTTTGGGTTAACTCGGGTTTGGTGCGGGGCTTTCTGGTCTTGCGGTGGTCAGTCTTGAATATCAAGTTATCCATTATGATTTGCGTTGGGCTCCTCATTCGATAGATTCCTCGCTCATATAACCCAATCCCTTCCTTAGAATTTTCAAGCAATCTAGCTCCTTTTCGCCAGCAGGGATGGTGGAATCACTCAAGATGGCAATCACCTTCTCGGCAGCATCTTCAATCCTATGAAGGCGCTTTGACATGATTCTTTTCACCGCATATTGATTCCGCTTAATTGCTTCTGTTTTTTCTATTGCCATCACGCCACCTTCCTTTTGTCGCCATATCGATTAGCCCACTCGATAGCGAGCCGAGATTCATCGCTGAACTTGACGCCATGCTCAGCACCAAACGCGTTTATAAGCTCAATGAGGTCGCGCATCTCGCTGACTGTCATCTTGCTTGTTGATTGCCCTAGAACGACAAAGCCGCCGTCTATACCAGGAACCGTTTGTTGCTTCTTCAGCGCAGCGGTGAAAACACACTTCCAGCTCTCAGAGCCCATCTTTCTCCCATACCAAACGACCTGCTCGCTGATGTCGCGCAGGGTTGCCCAGAGCTTGGCATTCTGGTCTAGGCTTCTGGTTGGCTCTTGGATGGTTACTGCGAGGGGTTTATCTGGATTGAGTGGAAGGCTGTCGATGAAGTTCTTCAGGTTCTGGCGTATCTGTGGGCTTCGTAGGCAGAAGACCTGTTTGCTCATTTCATCCCCTTAGTGCAATTGCTCATCCAGCGATAGTGAAATACGCATCAATGCATCTTCCCACTCATGGAGGTACTCGTCTTTTCCGTTAGCGCACATAAAGCCGCGCACATAGCTCAGGCAATAATTCACCGGGCACTCCCCAATGCCATTAAGTTCAGATAGGGCTTCTGTGAATTTCTTGTCTATTTGCTGCTTTTTGCTCATCATCACTCCCCTTTGATTGATAGACCGATAGAGCGGAGGGCATCGACTGTTTCTTCATATTCCAAGCCATCTCCAGCATCGCTTGGCACAAAATATCCATCGCCATAACCAGAAGCGTATAAAGACTGACGCTGAGGAATCTCAACCACGATGCTTGCTCGGCTGGCCTGCCATGCTAGCCATGAAGCATGGTGTATGGTCTCTTTTTGGCTTTTTGGTTGTGAGTAAAAACACATAGCCATTTTGTTATTCCACCACTGTTCAAACTCTTCGCGTAGCTTATCCATGGTTATGCGTCCTTTTTCATTTCTGCTATTTCTGCTTTTGTCGCTAGGCGCTGACTACCAAACAGCCCCTTGATCAGAACAGGCTTCTCTTTTTTCCATCCCTTAATGGCATTCAAGCCAAAATGTTTCGGCTTGTTGTGATTCCAGCTTGCAACAACGCTGGTCTCATTGACCTCGACGATATGGACAGGGTGAACGGACACGGTGGGAATATTCGTGCTTCCCAGTTTGTGGCGAGTGATAGACCATACTGTATCCCCAACTTTCAATTTGCTAATTACCATTTTCAACTCCTTTATTTGACAGGTCAAAAACCGCCCTTCTGTTTTGATGGTCTGGATTCAGTTTCAGATGCGCGCAATTTTGCCTGAAACTGATCGCAGTCGTAAATCGCGCCGTGACGTTGCTCTACAAAGACAACGCCGCTTTCACCATGACGGTTGAGTCGCAAGAGCAACTCAGTATCTTGCTGATTGGCGTTCTCGTCGTAAGCACCTTCTCGATAAATCCCCAGCCAGTAATCGCAGTCCTGCTCGATTTGCCCTGTGTCGCGTGAGTCACTTGGTAGCGGCCGCTTGTTGGTGCGCTTCTCAAGGTCTCGGTTAAGCTGGGTAAGCAGAACGACAACGCAGTTCAGCTCTTTGGCAAGGTTCTTTAGCCCTTTGGTGATCATGCCGTAGGCCAGATCGTTACGCTCTGCCTTCTCGGCTTTCATCAGTGTCAGGTAGTCAACGAGAACCATCCCTACGCTTCCGCGCTCACGCTTAATCCTGCGGCTCTCTGCGACGATATGAGCCAGAGATAGCCCTGGGGTGTCATCAATGTAGAGATTGCCGCTCTGAGCGATTTGCAGGCCCTTTGCTGACGCCATTGCGAATCGGGTGTCGTCGTATCCATCGAGGTAGAAGTTTGACGAGCTCACTCCAGAGGCTTGGGAGAGCGAACGCTCGACGAGTTGCTCTTGCGGCATTTCAAGGCTAAAGGCGATCGCCGGCTTGTTCTCTTCGAGTGCGCAATGCAAGGCCATTTTCATGTAGAGCGTGGTCTTGCCCATCTTTGGCCGTGCGCCGACAACGAACAGCGAACCATTCACCAAGCCTTTCGGAGCCAGCAATTCATCCAGCGATGGAATCCCTGTTGAGATTCCAACTGCTGACGGGTCACTGCTCAGCCGTTTTTCGACAATGCTCACCCATGATTCGAAAGCCTCTGCAAATGGCACCGCGCCTCGCACAGAACCAGATCGAGATTTTTCGTCAGTGTGCATCGCCAGCGCTTGCATGTGCTCCAGTTTCTCGGCAGTGGTCATCGCCGACGGCTGATAGAACACCTCAAGCATCTTGTTGGCCTGCTCGATAGCGAAACGCTCCATAGCGCAGTCCTTCACGCGATTAGCGTATGCCAGAATGTTCGCAGCGCTCGGGGTATTTTTCGACAGCTCAGCCAGATAGGCGAACCCGCCAACTCGGTCAATCTCTCCAGTGGACTCCATGCGTTCAGCAACGGTGATCAGGTCGATAATGCTGCTCTTGGAGTTCATCTCGCGCGCGGTGCGGTAAATCACCGAGTGCGCTGGGCTGTAAAACATTTCAGGTGCCAGGAAAGAAAAAACGCGCTGAACTCGGTCGCTCTGCGCGTCTAGTAGGATTGAGCCAAGCACTGATTGCTCTGACTCGATGCTGCTCGGTGGCAGCCGGTAATCAACGGTCGTCATGATCGCCCTCACGAACTTTGAGATAAACATTGTCGTTAAGCAGGAAGTCAAATCCCTTCTTGTGCCAAACAGTCCCGCGCTGCTGGTTCTGACGCTCTTCGAACATCCAGCGGCAGTTGTCGCGAACGTAGCTCAGGTATTTCCGCCAGTCGTCCATCGTGAATCCATGGCCATCCAGCTGACGAGTAACCACCCCAGCTTTTCGCCAGAATGTTTTAATCGAGCTGCGACGTTTCTCGGTTAGTGCTCTGACCGATTTCGCTTCTGGCAGGATTTCGTGGTAGGCATCGATGACGTCTTGACATGAGATTGCAGATTTTTGCTTTTCTGATTTTTCGCTGGCTGATGCACTCTCATTAGGTTTACCTAATGAGTTATTATTTATATTGTTGTTTATGGACAATCGTTGGACATCCGTTGGACAATCATCGCTGACAGCCGCATTTTCACTGGTGTTTGAGTTGGACAATCGTTGGACATCCGTTGGACAATTTTGAGCCTGAAAATCGTCATATTTTAGGATGGTAATCAGGCTAAATTTCCTGCCCATTGCCTCGATTTTTAACATCCCTTTTGACTCGAAACTGCGGAGCAAGCTCTTAACTTTGTTGTCAGGAATGAACGTCTCGGACACCAATGTTGGACGCCCGGTAATCAGCTGCCCTCTTCCGACCATCATTTCCCCGACGTCGGTTTTTACAACCACTGGAGAGTAGTTTGCTTTCAGTATCAGGTGAAGCCATAGGTGTACTGCCTGAGAGTCCTTGTACAGCTTGCTATCCATGAATTGACGATGAATCAAGGCAAACCCCTTACCGGCTGCCTCCGGTGTCTCTACGTGGCGCTCCTGCTGCCTGTAGTCGGATAATTTTCTAACGACGCCCATTCTTCTTCACCCCTGCCAGTGCAATCCGATATTCACCAATGAACCGAGCAGCAAAGCTCCGGTTATTGGCGGCTGCAACAACGATTCCTTCCGGTGAATCAGGATGCCGTCGTTCCTCTTCTGTCTTGTAAATTCGGCGATTTTTTGCCATAATTTCCTCCAGTGGGTTGCTCCAAACATCACTATCACGCCTCGAAAGCTGCAACTTCCGGGGCGTTTTCTTTTGGTGACAGATATCCAGCCAGGCGCTTAGCCAACTCCGCCATTTCTTCGTCTTCCATACCCCACTCCAGAACGGCCAATAACATCGCCATGCGAGGGATAAGAGACTCTTTCCAGCGTGTGATTTGAGATGGGTTAACACCTACTGCAGCTGCAATACTTGTGACGCCTTTCAGCGCTATCTTGTTGAGCAATGAGCTTTCAATGCGACGGGCGTCATTGCGTGTTTTTGCAGTGTCCATACGTAATACTTCCTTTGTTGATAAATGATTAATCGCGACTAAGCTCGGCTTAGCCTTCAAATGCTCCACACTGGCGGAGCTGGTCATGGATGTTAAAGAGCGGTGGTGCTTATGCTGCTTGCTTCTTACCAGTGCTTCGAATTTCTGTTGCCGTGTACTTCCCGCCAGATGCATGGGCGATTAGTGCCGCGTAGTCGGTTTCGCCAGTGAATTCGGTTCTTGGTAGAGAACCTCGCTCAATCCACTTGTAAACGGCCTTCGGGGTCAATCCGCATACACGGGCAACAACAGCAACCTTGACCGTTTTGAGAACATCCTCAAGCGCTGTCGTTTGCATATAGAACTCCTTTAGTGAACTCAAAGTACATTTTATGCAGGAACTGATAGTACAGTCAACTAGCAATATTATTGAACCTATGGTTCAGGAAGAAAAAGAGCGAAAAGAATTTTCCCGCCGCTTAGCTCGAGCATGTGATAGAGCGGGAATGGAGTTACATGGCCGCCAAGTTGAAATAGCTAGGGCGCTTAGACTTACGCCCAAAGCTGTAAGCAAATGGTTTAATGCTGAAGCAATACCTCGCCGGGGGAAAATGGCTGAATTAGCTGATTACATCGGGACATCTGTGATGTATCTCATAGGTGAATCTGATGAAGATGGCGTCATAGAAGCGCCAAGGAAAAGTAGCAATCTCTACCGAGTTGATGTTCTAGACATACAAGCCAGTGCAGGACCAGGGACTGTAGTATCAAGCGAAGTAGCAGAGACTGTTAATCACATCGTATATGATAGCCAGGAGGCATTGGAGGTCTTTGGTCATCGCCAACCCTCTTCTATCAAAGTGATAACGGTTACCGGCGATAGCATGGCCGGAACGATAGAGCTTGGTGATTACATCTTTGTTGATGTGTCAAAGGACTACTTCGTCAATGATGGGATTTATGTTTTCTTCTACAAGGGTAAATTGCTTGTTAAGCGACTACAGCTTACCGGCGACAGCCTTCTTGTAAGGTCTGACAATCCAAAGTATTCGGACTGGAAGATCACCGAAGAAAACGAACAATACCTGAAGGTAGTTGGCAAGGTTATCTACAGCCACGCCATCCGGAGACATGGGTGAGATCGTAACGTTAATGATTAAGGTCGCCTCAAGGCGGCCTTTTTTGTTGATCAAGCTTACGCCACCTGAGACTAAATTGCTGGGCACCAGCAAATTCAAGATCTGAATCATCATACAAATAAGATCTTGAAAGCAAGCATCCATTCATAAAATCAGATCGGAATCTCGAATCAAAAAAGCTTGATTGATCGCCAGTATCGATCATAAACTTACTGTATTAGTAAACAGGAGGTCGCCATGGCGAACGAACTATCCATTAAAGCTTTCGTTCAATTCTTAGAGTCCCTTCCGGATTTAAACATCATTCCTGAAGCGACGGCTCGCAACCTTAAGAATTCATCTCTATTGCTGATTTCTTCAGCCGATCTTCCTGAAGATGAAGACGTTCGTACTTATGCTCCTGATCGCTATCTAGAGGGGTACATAAGAAATTCAGAATCTGAGCCGTCAGAAAACACCTTACAAGCATATAGAAGCAGGTTAGCTAGTGCGGTTAGGCTTTTTGTAGAGCATGTAACTGGAGAGCCACTGACAGCTACTGGGAGGGAATCTGGATCGGAAATGCTAAGGAATGCTTCTGCGAACTTTTTAAAGATTACTCACGAAGAACTCCATCAAAATCTGGGCTCAACAACCAAGAAAAGGAAAGCGTCAGTGGCTAGAAAATCATCAGTTAAAGACAAGCAAGACGATGAGCTGAAAACTTTCGCTTTACCAATTCCTTTGCGCAGCGATCTAATTCTCACTATTGATAATCTACCAACAGATTTGAGCATCGATGAGGCTGAAAGGATTGCCACTATAGTGAAGTCGTTCGCGGTGAAGAACTAAAGAATTTGAGGTAACTCCCCTGGCAGGGGGAGCCCCTCCGATCGAGGATAAAGGCACCCACGACCGTTTCAGTACTCGAAACACTGTTACAATAGTGGATCCTCGCATTTATCGCAAGAATCTTGTGGGGCGTGCTTCACCCATAGGAAATGGTGAAGTCAATGACTTTACGAACTATTGCTACAAAATCAGCACCTCCTGGCTTTACATGGAGACATTGCCGCTTCCGCAGAACTCGAGCAAAAGCAGGCACGCCTGACTCCGAAAGGAAGGTCTTAGATGCTCATAAGTATGGCTATAAATGCTGGTCATTTTTAGTCAGGTGTAAAAAGTAACCCTTTCTAACCCGGCTCCGGCCGGGTTTTTTTCACCCCCCCCATCCTCAAGACAATTTAGTGAAAACTAAATTAACTTTAGATTCATTGGGTTATTCGCTTACAAACCATCCACACCCATAAAATGTACTTTTGGTACTTTACATAAATGAACTATTGGTACATCATCTTAATCACAGCAGGACGCTGACCAGCCAAACGGAAGATTGGCACCGCTCTTTAACAATCATGGGAATTTCTCCTGCCAGTGTAGGAGACCAAAGCGAAGTGGCTTTGGGGTGTCGTGACCTCGCCAAAAAGTAATCGCTGCTCCATCTCAGTGGTAAGCGCGTAGCGGGAATACGGTAATCGCAACTGAGATAGAGGTACAACGTATCGATCACGACACCACCAAAGCCACTTACTGGAGGTAGTTATGACAACAATCATCGTTAAGCCAGCGAAAGAAAACAGCAAGACACGTCGCTATCGCCAGCGCGGTGAAGTGATGGCAAAACGCCGCGAAGATGCGGATACAGCGAAGAAGTTAAGCAAAGCCTGGGCGAAGTTAACCCGAGTTGAGTTGCCGGCACAGAAGCCTATTTATAGCGGCTCATGCTGCCTATCAGAAGTCGCACTCTATGCGGCAGGACATCGCAAATCCAAATCTATTACGGCGAGGTAAGCATGAGCTTCAGAGGAAAGGTTTGGTTTTGGATGTTGGTTTCATGCGCCCTCTTCTGGTGTGGCGTGGTTATTGGATTGATGAGGGTTATGTGATGCGAATAACAATGAATATTGAATCGTTAGCTGACCTTGAAGCGGCGATGGCGGCATTGCGCCACTTCATCAAAGAAAAGCACGCTGGCGACGGAACAGCTGATTCATGGGGTATTGGAATAGCAGACTCCAGATACTTCTGTGTTGAATTAAAGAAGAACGGAAATTACAGCGTCAAGCAATCAAGCTGACCATCACAAAGCTCATATCTGTGTGGGCTTGATGATGTTTAGAGAAGCCTAGACACCCTTTAGGCCGCCATTGTGCGGCCATTTTTACCCATCGCTAAGCCAATTTACGAGTTGGTTCAGCAATGAATACCTATCAATCAACAGGAAAACGCCAATGGCAAAAGCTATCGGCGGCGCTATTGGCGTCGCAAAAACACTGCTCGACCGCATCCATCAATATCTAATCGCTGGCGCTAAGCCAAATCGGGAGGCATTAGCATGACAAAGCTGCAGCATGTTATCAGCCTGCTTGCCATTGAGTCGGTTAGGCTCGGCGATAAAGACCTGTTTCAGATTTCTAACCACCTTTTCCACTATCGGAGATTGATGCCATGAATGACTTGGAAAAAGCGCTTGATGCGCTTCCAGAAGAAGAACGTTCAATCATCGATGCCTTTGCTAATGAATATCTCTACGCCATCAAGGATTCAGCATTTAGAAAGGCATGGACGGAATTGCGTTTGGCATCTGATGAGGAACAACGCTCATTCATGGATTCTGACGAGTTTTCTGAATGCCTACACCAATACCAGACGGATACAGCGTATTGGTTTGCCCTTCGCCGCCGCAGTAAGGAAATTGAATCAGCAATAGATCATCAGACTTACATGGCAATTACTAACAGATACGACGAGGTAGCGTGATGAGCTTCAGCATCATTGAATTCGTGAAGCAGCAGGAGCCGTTATTTAGCGGCGCGCTGACTGACCAATCAGTTACATGGGCTAAGGAAAGCCAGTTCGCGATGCAGCTTTTCCAGAAGAATGATTTCCTGACGAAAACGGCGATCGGGAATCCGGCGAGCGCGCAGAACGCGATTATCAACGTAGCGGCAATTGGCATCACGCTGAACCCAGCCAGCAAACTGGCCTACCTCGTTCCGCGTGATGGGATGGTGTGCCTCGACATCAGCTATATGGGTCTGCTTCACCTCGCTCAGGCCACCGGGTCGATTAAGTGGGGTCAGTGCAAGCTGGTTTACTCGAACGATACCTACGAATCGAATGGACTGGATAGCGCGCCTACTCATAAGTACAACGCTTTCGGCGATCGTGGTGATGTGGTTGGCGGATACTGCACGGTTAAGACTCCCGACGGAGATTATCTCACAGAGGAAATGAGCCTCGCAGAGATAAAGGCAACCGAAGCTACCAGTAAGGCAAGGAATGGCCCGTGGAAGACGTTCTGGGCGGAAATGGCGCGTAAGACAATCGTCAAGCGGGCAAGCAAATACTGGCCGCGCGCCGAGCGCTTGGATAATGCAATACACGTCCTCAATGAAGAGGAAGGAATGCACCAAGAGCCGGTAATGCCACACACGCCAGAAAGCGAAGTTATCGAAGGTGAGAATGCGCGCAAGCAGGAGGTTTACGAAATGGTAGAAGGAATCTGCCAGAAGATGGAAGCGTCAGAAAGCATGGATGAACTTAAGCCACTGTTCGCTGATGCCTTCAAGTTAACTCGCGGAATGAAGCTTCAGCAGAATGTTCAGGCCATCTATTCAGAGCGTAAGGCGCAGCTTGAAGGAGCAGCGTCATGAGCAAGCTATACGACATCGCCAATGATTACGCAAAACTCATGGATTCTGGCTTAGAGCCAGACATGATCGCCGACACCATCGAAGGAATTGATGGTGAGATGGTTGATAAGGTCGAGCAGCTGCTTGCCATCTGCAAAAACGAGCAACTCTATGCTGAGGCTCTGAGGAATGAATCAAAGTCACTACTGGAAAGAGCGTCGGTAGTCGAAAACAAAATCTCAAGCATCAAGGAGTACATAGCCAGATCGCTTGAAACCGCTGGAAAGAAGTCAATCCGAGCGGGCTTACACCAAGTAACTCTTCGTGTTCCATCCCGTCAGGTTGATATCACCGACGAATCTATCCTGCCGATTGAATTCGTTGAGTACGAGACAGTCGTTAAGCCGGATAAGTTGGCCATCAAGCACCAACTGGACGCGGGAATCGCCGTTCCTGGCGCTCAGATCAAGCTTGGCAAGCCATCGTTAATCATCAAATAACGAGGTGATTTATGGCTGAGCGCTGGCAGGACTACGAAAGAAAATATCTCCGGCAAGCAACCAAAGACACGGAAGTGGAAATCATCGCAAGGAAGCTTGAACGAAGCGAGTCTGCGGTCATTAGAGAGGCTCGCCGGTTGAAGCTAAGGCGTATCGGAGGAATATCTCTGCAATATAGAAACAAGAAACGGCCGCTTAGAAAATGGCGGCATCTAATCAAGCCATGCGACAAATGGAGCCAACAAGAGTTGGCTCTTTTTTTTACCCATTCAAACCAGCAGATAGCCGAAATAACCGGTCGCTCAGTTGAGTCAATCGGAGATAGGCGCTTGCTCGAAAACCTCCGGCGAAATGGCTGGCTAACCAAAAACTGAGACAACTAATGTTCGGACTATTTCTTCTCATCTGCGCTAGCGGCGCGGATATCTGCAGCTATCAATCTGCTGGCTACATCTACCCGGATTATCAGAACTGTACTGCTGACATCGCCGCGCAAAAACTCCCCTCTTCTTACGAATGCCTGCCAGTTGATGCTGTGGTGCTGGCTAAGGATGACCTATGACAGAAGTATTGACCTATGAAGCACTGAAGGCTGAGCGCGATGCGCTGGAGGTTCGCCTGAGAAACGCTCTGTCTAGTGAGCAAGAAGCCATTCAGCGCGCTCATGCAGCCAATCAAACTTCTGATGCGCTGGCTGTGGAGAGTATCGGGCTGCGCCACATCGCAGAGCGCGTTGTTAACGCCCTGTACGCCGCCGGATATGAACCGGAAGAAAACTCACTTCACCCGTGGAAAAGCCTAATTTTCGATGCTGAAAAAGCATTGGATACCCCGGCCACTGACGCAGCACTTGCAGCTATCCGCAAGGAGTCACACATCGCGGGTATTCAAGCTGCTGCAGATCGTATCGGTGTCATTTCACTGAAGTACAAGCCTGGGCAAAAACAGGAGCTGATTAAAGCGATTGGCCGTGAAGTTTTCCAGTATGCCAACGAGCTGCGGGTGGCCAAATGAAAGAGCGCCCAGTGATGCAGCAACAAGTCAAATACCCCGGCGACTTTGACAGCTTGGAAATCCGTAAGCTGCTAGATGGCCTGGTATCTGCGCATATCTCCGCCGCTATTGCAGGTGAAAAGATGAAGGCAGCCGACCGCAATCGTGACCTGGCAACCATCAAGGAAAGCATCGTGAGTGCCGCCCACCTGGTTCGCTCGATTATTGAGGATCGAGAGGGTGTATGGCTGAACGGAATTAACTCTGCAGATGCCTTCCTCAAGGAGTCCCAGCATGGCTAAGCGTAAGAGCAACAGAGAGCAGCCTTTGACGTTCGAGCAGTGGCTTGAATCAGAAAACAGAGAACCATCTGACCGCCTACGTATCGATTTAAAGGCCGCATTTGAAGCTGGGAAAAAAAGCCAACGGCTCAAACAGCGGGCCGAGGCCCAGGAGAAAGCACAATGAAAAATCTGAACATTTCATGGCTTGGCGCATGCCCTAAATGCGACAACGAAACGCACAAGGTTGAGACGGAAAAAGGCACCGGTTGCTGGTTATATGCCGGTGACAAAATTACCTGTCCGCAGTGTGGCAATACTGGCGAAGTAGATGTCGATGATTGCGCTTTCGCGGTGTGGGATGAGAAGGAGCAAGCATTGTGAGCGTATGCATGGTTGATATTCGCCGACCTAACCAACGGATTCCTGACGTCGAAATGCCAAATCACACATGGTTTTGTGTGCTGGATATCCCCGGCATGGAAGCGCTGACAGACACCAGGAAATTCTGTGATACGGCTACCGCAACTCCAGCCAAGGCCAAGAAGATGGCTGATTTGGTTGAAGCATGGACTCCGCCGGACGGTTGGTGCAACGGTAACGACAAAGAATGGCACGCCAGAATGAAGGGCTACATCGTCGAGTTCCTTCGCAACTGCAACGGATTCAGAGTGAGGTAACGAGATGGACAATAAGTTGAGCGAACTGAGCAAGCCGGTAGGCATTCATCCAGAAGTTAGGGAATTCATTGAGACTGGAATAAACGACGCCACTACTCACGACAGCGTTGATCAGTGCGATTACCTTTTTGCGGCGAATCTAGAAAAGCTTTTGCAGCCACTCTACTCGCAAGAGTACGTCTCCGCCCTTGATGAGATAGCCCAGCATTGGATTGGAGAGTCTGCCGGATGGAAGAAGCGCGCCGAGGACGCAGAGAAGCGCATCGCCGAGTTGGAAGGTCAGTTGCAGTCTGGCTTCACGCCCGAAGCACTTGCACAAGAAGAGCGAGCAGAGAACGCGGAGCAATGAGTAGCCGAGCTGGAAGCCAAGCTGGCTACGCCGGTGCGGTTGCCGAAGTTAAGTGGTGACGAGGATTTAGCTGAGTGCGTTTTCAAGTATGTGGCTGCTATCCGCGCGGCTGGCTTCAAGATTGAAGGAGAAGATTAATGCTAACGACAGAACGCATGGCAGAAATTGCAAAGCTGGCCATTCGACTGCAACAAATCAGCAGCTGCGCGGCTGTTACCAGTAGCGGCGAAACCGTGCTGCATCATACGCATGTGGGTGAGATTCTATCGGCGCTGCACGATGTTACTTCCGAACTCCTGGCTAACCGGGAGGCGCAGCCGGTGGGGTTCAGATATCGACATAAGGACACAGTATCATGGCTGTACAACGATTGGCGCTGGCCTGATTCGGTTGAAGTGGAGCAATGCCAGATTGAGTGGCTCTACCCCGCCCCGCCAGCTCCAGCAGTGCCGCCGGAAGCAACGCCCGATAACATTGAAAATCTTCTGGCAGACATCACTCTGTTTTTCACTGCTGGCAGCTTATCGCACGGTGGATCGGTCATGTTTGCAGAAGTGTGGAACGCCTGCCGCGCCGCAATGCTGGCAGCAGCGCCGGAGGGTGGGAATTGACTCGCAGCCAACCTTAATTATACTGTATGCATAAACAGTATTCTTATGGTGTAAGTTATGACTACGAAAAACGACAGCGGCTATCAGGTCGTTTACCGCGGCGAAACACTGGAGTATCCCAAAGAAGGCGGCTGGGTGTTCTTCCAGCGGATGAAGGAATACGGCGGCGGGTACTGGCTAGGGCGCACCTATCACGATCGCTTCGTTCTGGAGTATGATCGGCCCACTTCACTACATGACGGCATCAAATTTATCCTCGAGATGCGCGCTGCAGAGCTAAACTTTGCAACGTTCGATGATGACTTTGAGCTGATATAGGATTGGGCGATGTCATACAACATAGCGGGTAAATCACCGGAAGAGCGCGAGAAGGTTAACGTGGATTTGGCTGCTTCAGGCGTAGCTTACAAAGAACGCATGAATATGCCGATTGTGCCTGCGCAAGTTGAAGAAGAGCAGCCGGCGCATCTGCGCGAATACTTCCGTGATCGACTTCAGCATTATCGTGGCCAGAGCCACAAATTCCCAGGGCCAAGCGACCCGCGCTATCAGCAGATGGCTGACGCCAACGGCAAGAAGTAAATCCAACCAACTGACATGAACCCACAACGGCGGGTTTTTTGTTGCCCTATCTCCAAGCGGAGTAACCATTATGGACACTATCAGCGTCAGGATTCCCCGCGCCTATTTCACTGACGGGCGCGTTAGCACGGATGCATTGCAGCAGAAACTTCATCAAGCACTGTGGGAGCGTACGGGCGTGATGCCTGCTCCTGTTCGAGTCTTCTTGCATGAAGGTAACGCAATCATGGCATCCGGCTGTGGCGCTGATGATGTCGAGAACATTTTAGGATTAGGAGTTAAACATGGCTGACATCATCGACAACGCACAAGAGCAAGAAGAACTGATTATCCTTGCAGCCTTATCCAACAGGCCAAAGCCATCAATGGTGTTTACTGGCCTCTGTTATTGGTGTGGAGAGACTATCAGCAAGGGTAATTTCTGCCTCGGCGACAGCTGTGCTGAAGACTACGAGCGCCGGATAAAAGCAGACAGACAACGAGGTGTCGCATGAGAACAAAACAAAGCGCCCTGCTCATCTTTGGTGGCCGCATGATCACTATCTATCTGGGTGCGGCTGATGATGAAGAGTATGCCGGTAAGATGGCGATTCTCGAGCAGATCGTTAAGCCTGGCGTAAAGCTCATAGCCGAGCAATCAACTCTCATCTCACACACTCCGGCAAACATCACAATCCAGTAGGTGCCAATGGACAAATACAGCCTTTCACGCAGTGAGGCCTGTAACTTCCTTGGTATCTCAGCACCCACGTTGACGAGCTGGATACGCTCTGGAAGACTGCAGGCAACAAGAAAAGACCCATCAAAAACCAAATCCCCCTACCTAATCACTCGCCAAGCCTGTATTGCCGCGCTTAACAATCCGATCCACACTGTGCCGGTGAGCGCGGATGATGCACATGAGGAGAAAGCAGCATGTCATTATTCCGCCGAGGGGAAACCTGGTACGGGAGTTACACGTCGCCAAGCGGCAAAAGAATTAAGGAGTCGCTTGGGACTAAGGACAGACGCCAAGCGCAGGAGTTGCACGACCGAAGAAAAGCTGAGCTTTGGAGAATAGACCGGCTGGGAGATTTCCCAGAAGTCACATTTGAAGAGGCGTGCTTACGCTGGCTGGAAGAAAAGGCGCACAAGAAATCACTCGATGCAGACAAGGGCCGGATTGGATTCTGGCTCATGCATTTTGAGGGGGTTTTGCTGAAGGACATTACTGAGGCAAAGATTTATACAGCAGTCAGCAGGATGACGAACAGGAAGGCAGAGGAACGATGGGCGTTAAGAGCCGAGGCTCTTTCCAGGAAAGGAATTGAGATAGAGCAGAGGAAGGCCGAGCCTGTATCTACCTCAACCAAGGCCAAGCATCTGGCGCTCATGAAGGCATTGATGCGTGCAGCAGAGCGTGACTGGAAATGGATTGAGAAGTCTCCGGTGATCAAGGTGCCACAGGAAAGGAACAAGCGTGTCAGGTGGCTTGAGCCAGCGCAGGCGCAGAGTCTTATTGATGAGTGTCCTGAGCCGCTTAAATCCACCGTAGAATTCGCGCTGACTACTGGACTTCGACGGTCTAACATCATTGAGCTTGCATGGTCGCAGATAGACATGCAAAGGAAGGTAGCCTGGATTTATCCAGAGGATAGCAAATCAGGACGGGCAATTGGCATCGCTCTCAACGACACCGCTTGCACCGTTCTGCGGAGACAAATAGGAAATCATCATCGTTGGGTGTTCGTTCACAAAGACCCGGTGAGGAAAATGCGAGTCGATTCTAACACTGCGTGGCGCGCTGCGTTAAGACGAGCTGGCATTGATGATTTCCGTTTTCATGACTTGCGACATACGTGGGCGAGTTGGCTGATCCAGTCAGGCGTGCCGCTTTCTGCACTTCAGGAAATGGGAGGATGGGAGAGCATCGAAATGGTACAGCGATACGCTCACCTTGCACCAAACCATCTAACTGAGCATGCGAGGCAAATTGACGCGATTTTCGGAGGTTTAGTCCCAAATCTGTCCCATGATGAAATTGGAAAGACGGGATGA